GTTGGCTGTTATAACTAAATCTGCACTAGCATTTAAACCAGTTGCTCTATTTTGAATATTAAGTTGTAAGTAATTATTTCCACTCCCAACTACTGATAAGGGATTATTTAATAATGGTACAGCTGGTACTCCACCATTAGAGAAAATTCCAGAATCAAAAAATGTTTTAACTCCACTAATAGTTTGATTACCAAATGTTAATACTGAAACTCCACTTAAATTATTTATTTTTGCATCAAGAGTCAATCCAGTACTCGCTAGATTAGTAACTAAAGTACTACCTGTGCTAGCAAGATTAGTAATAGTAGCGTATGTAGATGTTAAAGTTCCGCTAAGAGAATTGATACTGTCAACTAAAGTCGAACCAGTACTTGCAAGATTAGTTGTCAACACACTTCCAGTTAAAGCGAGATTAGTGATGGTAGCATAAGTTGACGTCAATGTGCCACTTAAAGAATTGATATTGCTATTTAAATTTGATCCAGTCGAAGCAAGATTTGTTATTGTGCTAAATTTATTGTCTGCTACTCCACTATAAGCTATAATTTCTTGAACTGATGCTATATCAGGCAAAGGTGAGAGATCGCTATTTCTTGTGCTAATTCCAAATTTAAATTTATTAGTATGATCAAATCCTATAATTGGACCAGTATCATTTATTCCAGTAAGACCAACTCCAGTAACAAAGAAAATTCCACCATCAGTTGCGCCACCAGATATATTTAAAAGAATATATGGATTAGCTACATTAAGGACTGATGTATTTACAATAGTTTCTGTTCCAGTTATAGTTAAATTATTAATAATTATATTACCATAAAAACTTTTATTACCAAATATTGTTTGATTACCAGTATTATATACTAAATTATTTGCTATAATATTTCCATCAACTTGTAATTTTTGAGTAGGATTATTTGTGCCTATGCCAACTTTACCATCATTTTTTATTACCAATCTATCAATCCCTTGACTTGGATTTTCTGCTGTATAAAATCTTATATCTCCACCTTGCCAATTATATTGTTCAAAATCATTATCCGATATTCCGAAAAATACTCCTTGATTAGCTCCACTATAGTTTAAAATCTCTAACCAACTAACTGGACTATTTGTTTGAAGACTTAATGTGTATTGAGTATTTGGATCTACGATACTACCTTCATCATTACCAATTATTAAACGACCAGCCTTAATTTGATTTCCAGTATTGTAAATAAGATTACTTGCATTGACTTTATTTAAAACTAAATTACCACTTGTTAATCTTGTGAGATTTCCGCTAACTATTCCTAATAAAGAACTATTAGAATAGGTATTAACAGTATCAATTGTAGAGAAGCTATTGACGTTTTTTGATGACATAATATAATTTACACTTAATAAATCAATACTTTAGAAGTATTTGAATATAGGACATTACCACTAGCAAATAATCCTTTTGTGCCAAAATCTGGATCTAAATCAAAAGAAAATGCCAAATTAGCAGTTTTATTAGAACCGATAGATGAACTATAGTTAATATTATTAAACTTACAGCCACTAAATATTAATCTTGTAGGATATACATTATTTGGATTATTACCAAAATTTACAATTATATTATAATCACTATCCGCATTTAAAGTATTAAAAAATGAACCACTAAGATTTTCTTCTACAACAAAAGACATATCAACATTACCATTTACTGGAAATTGAATTGGTCTACTTAATGGAAATTTATAATTTAAAGCTCTTAGAGAATTCCTTCTGAAATCTAAAGAGAAGTTAAGGTTTTGAATTGTATCAGTATAAAATAATACCCCAGTAATATTCTTGGTAGAAAAAGTAACATTTGCATTTCCTGGCAAAAGAATGTTTTGTCCACTTATGCCAGTTTGGGTATAGTCTAAATTTCTAGGAACAATAACTAATTGATTTTGAATTTGATTTGTGCCAGATTTTAAATCTAAAAGCGTATAATTTACTCCACTACCACTTGTATATAAAATCATATTATCTGCAACATAATTTTGAGTTACTGTTGGTATATTGCCTACTGAAATATTAAATGAATATTGATTAAGATGACAATTTTGAAAATGTAATAATCCATAATTTGGACTATTGAAATCTATTACATCATTAACAGAAGATGGATTAACTGATGAATTTAAGAATTTTGCATTTTGAGAAAATAAATCATTTTCATTTTTATTTATAGCAAGATAAAAATCTCTATCATTAATTAATGGATCATTTGTGCATAGACCAGAAAACATAGGAACTTGATTTCTGGATTGAAAATTTGCTGTGTTAAAATTTAATCTATTTTCATTTGTGAATCCATCTGGAATATAGGAAAAAGTAAAAGTAACTTCTGGTGGAGAATATACTCCATTGAAAATATTTTTCTTTTGATTAAAGCCAACTAGATTTGATCTATTTTGCTGAATTGAATAATCAAAGTTTTGTACTTTTTCAATTCTTTTTAAAATCAATGAATTGGGTAAATAGTAATCTGATGAAATATTTTGTTCTCCAGAATATGGGGCGACAAATAACCCTTCTACATTGTAGATAATTCTATTTCTAGGCATATACCTTAATCCTTAAATAGAATTACACTATTATGCTTTGCTATGATATAATAGTGCAGCCAAATAATTGGTAACTTGATGTTCAGCAGCAATTTCTTGAATATTATTCACTTGATCTTGATTTTGATCAAATGGTTGTTCTATATAATTTTCAATTTTAGATTCCCAATTTTCTGGTAATTCATTAGCAATGATTACTTCTAAGAGTTTATCAATGTTTTCAATATGAGCATTACTCAATTTCTTAACATTAAATTTCTTTCTCAAAGTAGATTTAATTTCTTCTTCTAATTTTTGAGCGGAAGCAATATTCTCTTTAATTTTAACTAAAGAATAATTTGCATTTGCGCCGATTGGTTTAACATTCTTCGTTGATTGTGGTATGCCAGTTGATCCGCTTGGTCTTCCACCAGAAGAAGGTTGAGATCCACCAATTAATGGTTGATAGAAACCTTGATCCCTTTGTTCTCTATATTGTGTTTGAGATTCCATTGATTCCTCTGGAGTTGGAAGTCTTCCAGTTTCAATAGCCTTAATGCCTTCAGAAGGAGTAAGAATTCCAAGTTCCATAAGTCTGTTGTAAACTCTAGAATATTGAACATCATCCTTAAGATCAATATCTTCAAAATGAGGTTGTGGGAAGTTTTTAAATCCTAAATCTTTACTAATTCTTCTGATTTCTGGAACTAAGAATTCATTTATAAAGATTGTTCTAGCTTGTTTTAATCTTTCAATGAAAACTTGAACTTTAATACTTGTATTAGCAAATTTTTCGCTACCAATAAGAATATTATTTAAACCAATTTGAATATCTCTATCAACTACTTCATATTTTTCTGGCCCAATTAAGCTTCCAATATTTGGTATAACAAACTCTGCTTTTGTTGTATAGTCTGCGATTAGTACTCTGCCAACACTTTGATTTTCAAACAAAGATTGCATGGCTTGTAAGTTTTTTTGATTGATTCCGCCTTTTTCTGGATCAGTTCCCATTGTAACTAATAAAATTGCTTGTTGAGTTGTTCTTGTAACAGCCATGTCCATTTTCTTCATTTCGAGCTTCCAGTTAATATCATCTAGAACTGGAAAACCCATTGGAATAGAAAGTGGCTCGTAATCTTGTTTTTTATAAAATACAGCACACATCTTTTGACTATCTAATGGAATAAGTACGGAACGGTTACCTTTATTTTTAATTTGGTCTTTCACTTGAGGTGGAAGAGATTCAAAAACTTCAAAATCTTCTGGAGTTTTAGGATTTCTTAATCTTTCCAATTCGTAATCTGTTATCAGCTTATAATAATATCCAACACTAAAATTAATTGTTCCACCAAAGTATACATCAGCAGGATTAATAATGCTATATCTAGCTGCGATTTTAATTGACTTACTTTGGGAAAATGAATTTTTTAATTTATTTCCAAATACTTGAGTAATTCTATTTGCGTCTTCTGGTGTTAGCTCAGTATCGAATCTATAAATAAAAACATTTCCACTTCTATAATATTCCCTAAAGAATTGATCTTGAAAACTAGCTAGATTAATTTTCCTAAAATATGCTTCAAAAAACTCTCTTGATTTTTGACTTCCACCAGTTAAATAAATTGAACTACTGGAAAATTCAGTCATTAAATCAATAGTATTTCTAAAAATACCAACATTATAATAAGCTTTTTGACAAAGAATAACTGCATCTCTTACGTCAAGAGTAGCTAAATTTTGTACTGAAGCACTATATCTAAAAGGAATTAATCCTCTATCAATATTTATAAACCTATCAGTTCTTTCTATATCTGCTGCAGCATTTCTTCTAATACCCGTGCTAGCCCTAATTTCATTTCTACTTGCTTTACTTTCTGAGCCATAAACCATAAATGGTGGTACTTCTTGATTTTCTGAAGCCTTTGATTCTTTGAGTTTTTTAGTATTTTTAGCCATATTATTTATAATATTACACTTATTTTATCATTATCGGTGTGAAAACCT